ATAACTGCTAATTAAATCCGGATTTACAATGTAAATTTCTTGGTTAACTAAACCACCAACTTGAAAACTAGCGCCTGCACCAGAACCACCATACACGCCATTTATAGTGGCCGTGGAACCATTTAGATTTGAAATGGTGTCGTTATTGGCAAAATTATATTGTGGTGTACCGGTGTAATTAATAATCTCTACAAAGGTGGAATTTGCTCGTGTAACATATCCATTTGCATTTGTACTAGTATCAAGAATAGTATCACCAATTGAGAATGCATTTTGACTAGTTGTTGCAGTTAACATGCTAATGTTTAGATTAATAGTAGTTGCAATTGTAATTGTAGGAGAAGTAGAAAAACCTGATCCACCATTTATAAGAGTGAATATTACTTTACCATTTTGATCAATTGTAGCAGCTACTCTTACTTTTCCATTAACACCACCGCCATTAATAGAAAGAATATCACCAACTTTATAACCAATCCCGCCTTGCAAAATACTAATAGCAGTTAAAGATCCAATTATAGTCGAAGTATTGTCGATCGTAAGCTGAGGAAGCGCTTTACATAGAATCTTATCGCCATATTTAAATTTGCCATTGATGCCGGTAAGATAAAAGATATTGATATGCTTATTATTAATAATTTTTTTAAGAGTACTTTCCACAACAGCTGTTGCACTACCGGATGTTGTGTAAATTGTTTGACCAACTAATTGTGTTAAGTAAGGATTATCTGTTGTTTCAATATAATGCGGAATAGACCAATAATTATCAGAAGTTTTAAAAACAAAATCACCTGGAATATACAAATCAATATCTTCATTAAAAATCATTCTGAAAAGTAATTGATAAGCGCGCGGTGTACCTTTTGTGCGGTAAAGCTCTAAAATATGTTTGACAAGTAACTGGCGATCGGATATAATAGATACTGGGAATGATGAAATATAAGTGTTAGTAAAATAGTCGATAAATCGATCATCAGTAGTATCGATATCTAAATAATTCAGTAATGATCGTGCTTTGCCAATCATGCCTGATGCATTATCTAATAAATTACTTTGCTCAGCCCATTCATAATAAGCTTGCATGAAAGCAATGAAATTAGGTCCTTGATCATTATAAAATTGTGGAAATTGTGATTGAATAAACGGTGAAACAAATTTTTCAATCATACTGATACCACACTGATATTAATGCCATAAGCTGTATCTATTTCAATTACATCGTTATTATAACTAGTTATATTCTGATTTTGTGGCTGTGCATACAATATTAATCCCTGTGATCCATTGAAGTCATTAATATTTAATTGATTAAATGTTACTACACCATTATTGTAATCAATTGTACCAATATTAGTATAACTAGTATAACTTATATTAGTTACGTCAACTAGATATAAAGTATTAACACTATTTGTTATAATAGTTGTCCCATTTGTTTGTTTAACGTTAAAAGTATTGATATTTGGATTATAATCTGTTACTTTATACAATTTTCCATTTGAAGTAAATGTTGAAGATACTATAGATGTAGGAACTATAGCATTATTATATTGAATAGTTATATAAGATAATGTATTTAATGTCGGTGAAGCTATTTTTTTAATAGTCACAGTAGTTTGATTAGATGAAATTGATGGATCTGAATCATTAATAGCTTGATCAAATTTTGATAATTTAAATTCAGTATTAAAGTCTTGCAAATACTCAGAATTATAATTTAATATAGCCGCATTTACTATTTGTTTAATATCTGTCGCCGTATATACTGTAGCATTTGGATTATATTTTACCGTTGTATTAATTTGTAAATAAAGAAAATCCGGATCAATTATTTGTGGTGTGATGCCCAAAGTACATCTTTGTGAAATAAAATTCAATATATCAGACTTTTCAACAACAGATATTAAATTACCAGAGTAAGTTACTGGCGAAATATATACCGTTCCATAGTTAATACCGGTAGTAAGATAAGATTCACCACCAAATACATGACATGATTTAATGTTTGGGTAATTATTGAGAATCAAACTCTTATAATCATCAATAGTAATTGCTCTTTCTTGAGTTTGAAAATGTTTTGGTGCGTTATAACGAATTGAATCGATTGATTCAGCATTAGCACCACCACTTGCAGCTAATAAAGTCGTTATAGAAGTGGTGCCAGGATTAGTTCCAACTATGTCAATAATACTAAAATTGGTAGCATAATTTGCATCACTACCAGAAGTAATTCTATAATTTGCAGAAATAATAGCACCATTTAAAGGAATTCTCCCAAATATACCATCACCAAATACTAATTCATAACTACTATCATTTATAGCTTGAAGAAAATATATAGGCGAAGTGTTAGTTAAACCATAAAGATTAAGAGCTGGTAAAAATGTGGTAGTCACTTGACCGAGATTCTCTATTACAGTAACAGTCAAAGAATCTGTATCAATATTGCTGTTTGTTAATACAAATCTTTGATTTTCAATACTATAATCAACATTGTAAACATCATTTACATAAACACCCTCATATACATTTAAATTAACAACAAACATACTATTACTAGGATATAATACTACAGCATTGTTGGTAGTAAAAGTATACGAGTTATTAGACGTCTTTGCAAGAAACCTTGTACCACTCGGTATAGTAAGATTTTGCTGACTAGCCTGTGATTGTTTAAACTGCAACGTTGCAGTGGCAGATTTATAAGAACGAGGAGTATAATTAAGCTCTTTAGCTCTTGATACTACAGAACTTCTTAACTGTGCAGAATCAAGAAAAGACTCACTAATTGCCATGTTTAAATAAAATGCATTCAAATAAGAATTATAAGATAAAATGTCAAGCAATACATTAATATTTGAACCATCAAAATTATAATCAGCAAATTGCGACTGACTCTTTAAATAAGTCTTAAAACTATTCTTGAGTGTGTCAAAGTCAAGATTTACTAATGAAATTGAATTGTTTGCCATTTATCGAACTCTTCGTAATAATAGATTTAAATTTTGTGGTGTTTGACTATTTATTATTGAATAAACAATGTTTAGTGAAACGGAACTATCATCAGAAGGTAACAAAAAAACATTCAATAAATTTACTCTTGGTTCATTATTTTGTAATGCATTCTGTATGTAAAAAAATAATGAATTAACCATCACACTATCATTAGGTTCAAATAAAGCTTTATATATTAAAGAACCAATGCTCGGTTGAAAAAATCTTTCTCCAAGACTAGTAAGTACTAAATTCTTAACAGATTGTTTAATCGATTGCTCATTTTTATAACGAGCAATATCACCAGTAATTGGATGAGGAGAAAAATCGTCTAAAAAGTCAGAAAATAAATCTAACTGCTTAGATGTTTGTGTAATTAAATCAGCTCTTTTTAACATATGAAATATCTTTATAAAATAAAAACTGTTGGGCTTCCACTGATTATAATATTGTCTGCAGTATATATATCACCAATTCTACCAGCTGGTAATCCATTAATTAATACTTTAGCTGATCCTGTAGTCAATACAGAAACATCTGGACCACAACCAATAAACGGATGTGGTCCAACAATATCACCTAATCTTACCGCTGGTGCACCATTTATTAAAACAGTCGGTGAACCGGTACCGGTAACTGTAATCATTGGTGCAGCACAATTTTTACCTACACCAGTATAAGAAAATACTCTATCAACTACTGCTCTTGCCGCTGCTGCCATTATGCTATTCCTTGTGATACTGCAGTTTTAAATTTAGCAATCCAAACTGAATTATTCCAATATATAATTTCGTCAACATTTGTTTGCTCAGTACTATAATCATCATAAGTCAAAGTTAAAGTATGAGTTACTGTTTCAGTAAAAGAAGATGGCGGATTCCAATTTACTATTCCATAATAACTTACATTTGTATCTACTGGAAGATACTGCAAACCATTATTTACTGTCTGAAATTGAAACGTTTGATTAAATGCACCGGTAACAGGACCACTAAATCTAATAACATAAGCATTTGGATTACTATTTATAACTTGAACAGTTAACCCACCAATTGTAGGTAATGTTAATACTGAAACGTTAGTAATGTTTTTATAAGTCAAAAAATTACCATTACCATCAGTAGTGCCCGAAACTATAGTAATATCAAAAGAAAATGTTGTAGAATCATAAATGGCTGGAAATAAATTATTCCCATAATCACCAGGAATTGAAACTATATTTACTGGGTTTGATACAATTAATTGTATTGTCATTAATTTAGTGTAATTAAAGGTGCAAAGGCTGAAATAGTACCACCAGCTGCTATTTCAATTGCTCCACCAGCATTAATATTAATAGCGCCACCGGCAGTCATATTAATTTCACCACCAGCTATTAAACTAATAGCTCCACCTGCATTAATAGTAACAGCACCACCTGCATCAATTGTTACAACACCTGTTGGTGTTATAATAGTAATCAATGCTTCTGAACCAATATGAGTACGTACACCACTTGCCATATTAATAGTCAAAGGTGCTGCTACTGTAACATCATCGACTAATGCTGTAACAGAAACACCAAAACCTGATAAATCAATATCACCTGTTACAATTATTGATTTATTACCAAGTACTTGCTCTGTCGAATCATCTGTTATAACTTCACTTTTTTGTCCATCAACTTGAATATTTAAATCACCTCCAATACCCATTTCGAAATTGGAGGTGGTCATAATATCACCAAAAACACCGCCAATTGCAAATGCATCATCTGTTTGTACAATAATTGGTCCACCAGTAGTAGTAACACTTAAAGAACCGGTAGAACTATTATTACCACAATTAATTGAATAATTACCTAGAATTTTTTCATCTTTGTGACCATCAATTGTGGTTGTATGACCATCAGCAAAATACATATTGGTTTTACCAACAACTACTTGATTTAAATCACCAGCCGGTCCAATTTCTGCATAAGTACCGGTAGTATGAGCAATCTTTAATCTTTCACTTCCAGGTGTATCATCGATATGAATTTCATGACCACCACCCGTTTGTGTTACTTTATTATACGGATATGCCGCATTAAAATAAGAATCTGGATGTCTTGAATTATAATTATCTTCTTCCATAATATATTATCCTTTAAACTGAAAGTGGACCAAGTGAAGCTTTAAACATTTGTCTTTTTATAGCAAGTTTTGATTGACTTCCAATATGTGATGCTGCTTTAATTTTTTTAGCAATCTTTGCTATTTTTCTTAATAATGATAATGGTGTTCCAGTAGTAGTAGTAACCAAAGCAGTAAGACTATTTGCTATTGTTTCTACTGTTTTAATAGCATTAATTACATCTGCAATTGCAGCTGCAGCAATACCTTCAATGGCTTGAGGATTTTCTGCTAAACCTATTCCAAGATTTACAGCTTGAGCCGTAAAAGCAGCTACTTGCATGGCTTGATCAATACCTGCTTTTAAATGACTGGATGTTAAATTACCACTTAATACCGGTGTAGCAAAAGAAGCACCAATATCAATATGAATAGCGTCTTCAATATGATGTTTTGCAGAATTATAGTTTGGTGTATTACCTCTTAAAACATAAACTTTATCTGCTAAAGGATTTAATGGATCATAGTAACCTATATAACCAGGAAATGGATCATTATTTGATCCAGTATAATATGGCACATAATTACCTGGTGGTTTAGATTGAATATTTATTGGCTTTGCAGAATCAAGTGTTGCTTGATTAATAGGAATTGGTGCTGGAATTGTAGCAAATGCAGCATCTGCTATTACTTGTGGAATAGCTACAGTTACACCATAAACATAACCAAACAAATTATTTAACTCATTAACTGTCTGTGCTAATACTTCATCAGCAACACTAAATGCACCTTGAAGTCCTTTAATACCACAAAGATTTTGATTTAAAGCAGCAAGAACATTTTTTGTACTTTCCAGATCTTGTATAGCAGTATTTAACATATGTAAAAACTTATACACACCAACTTCTTTTGCAAGTTTTAAAAATGCATTTATTGCAGCTCTTACAGCTAATTTAACAAGACCACGATAAGCATTAGTAATTAACCTAGATAAATCTAAAAATTGTAGTAAAATTGATGGAGAACAAGGAAGAGAAAATATAGTGTTATAAGGATCTACTTGTCTACTTAATTCAAGAACATTTGAACTCCCACCTTTATCTGCAGAGCCAATTGTTTTAGCTTTTGGAATTACTAGTTTTTTTTCAACATCTTGAGTAATTACACTGCCGGTGTCATTAAAAACACTGAAAATATCAGTAATACCTTGATTAATTTCTTCTAAAAGAGATCTATTATGACTAAGAGATGAGTAAGGATTTTTTGGTTCATTACCGGTAACAGCAGATATTGGTACTGATCCATTTTTAATATTTATTTTTGGTGCACCATTTTCAAATTCACCATTAAAAGCATCACCTGATTTACCAATACTTCCAAATATAATTGGATATTGTTGATCCTGATCAGCCCAAAAACCAATAACTCTGCTTCCAAAAACTAATCCAACAGGTGCTGTACCTATTCTTCCGGAAGCAGCAGAAGTCACTGGTTGAATTGGTAATGCCCATGGTAATGCATCATCTGGAATATCTGTTATATTATCATGCTGACCATATACTCTAATTTTTACTCTTCCAGATTGATGCGGATCCATAACATCAACAACTTTTGCAATAAACCAATCAAAAGATCCACCTAAATTATAATTACTCATTGTATTCCCTCACTAAAAGAACCTTTAATTCCCTCAATAATACATGTATATCTTGGTCGTTCTTGAACAAGTCCAACTTTATGATGAATTCTAGTTATTAAAAAATTACCAGTCATTAAAGGATCTAATCCTTGTTCTGCTGTTAAAGCATTTTTATTTGGAATATCACAATTAATCATTACACCTGCTGTAAGAATAAAATCACCGGGTACTCTTATTTTTAATGAGTTTTGTAATAAAAGCGCTAAATATGCTTCTCTATCAGCAGAATATTCCGGAATATAATCCCGGGCTCTCTGTGATTCATCTCTTGGTCTATATCTTTGTGGTGGATTAGTACTACTTAAAAATTTATTTTTAAAATACGCAGAAGTATCTGATTTTCCATTAGCACCACCATCTTTATAATTAGAATCACTAGTATTAATAATATTAACTTGATATTCTTGTGTAGTAAAATTCTTTGTGGCAATCTTTCTTGGCCCACCATAAATTATTTTATCTATAGATGAGAATTGACGATTTACTTGATAAGAAAGAATATTATTATCTTGTTGTATTTTAGAATCTATATTAATTGAATCACTTTGTTTAAAGCTTTTTACAACATCTTTTTTAAATAAAGACTCAATTGTAACATACTGAAATATTTGATTTCCATTTTTTCTATTTTCAAAGTATGAATAAAGTGAAGATTTATTATCAATTGATATAGATCTTTTTCTAATCATATTAATAGCATCAAAAGGATTTCTTTGAGGAATAATTATATTTTGTGGACCAATTGTCTGTTCAAGATTTAAATCTTTTTTACTACTTAAAAAATTACTATGTATGTCTTTAACTATATTAGAACAAACATCATAATAAGCTTTTTGAATATAATTTGTTTTTGCATACATTGCTTCAAGAGATACACACTTTAAAGTATACATCTTTGACTTTTGAGCACCTAAAGATAAAAGTCCACTAAGCTCATGAAGTTGAAGAGTTAAACTAATTGAAGAATTAATGACACCTGGTACTTTTGCATTTAAAACTATAGTTTCATCACCACTAAGTTTTAAAGTTCCAAGAAAATCAGTTGTGTCTAAAACATCAATATCAAGTATTACACCCGGAGTGAAAATACTTTCATAGAGTGAAAATGAAACAAATGATGTTGTAAGATTTAATGAACCTCTTGGTGAAATAAATAATAAATTATTTACAACAATATCACCAATAGAATAATTTTCAGACATTATGATAATAATCTTTTTAATTGAGATGCCATAGTAGAAGAATAATTCTTATTTAAAACAACAATAGATTTATTATTTTCATTTTTTTCTTGTTCAATATCATAATAATAAACGGGTGACCAATAAGTTTGTTGGTTTAAATTAATATTATTTATCAAAACTGTGGCGGTTGTAAATGCAGTATTTGTCTGGCTTTCAGTGCCATATATATAACTTGAACCGGTAATTGTTATTCCGGAAGTATAATTTTGTACATGTTGAATAGAAATACTAGAAGAATTAGCAAAACATACTTGACCACTGCCTTGATGATTAACATCAAAATAAACGTTTACAATTTCATTATTTTTAAAAGAACTATTTGCCACAGAATAATTTACAATTGAATTTGTACTTATATTCCAATCAATTCTTTTTCTTCTATAAGAAATAACATCTGTGGCATAGATATTATCTGGAAGTATAGGTTCATAAAATTGTTGTAATTCACTTGTTAAACTATTATAATAAGATATTGAATAACTATTTAAATTTTCATACCAATTATTTCTATAATAACTTATTTTTGTTGTTGCTGCTTGAATAGAACCATATTTTAAAGTAATAAAGTTTTCAAATGTTGTTTGATCCATATACCAATCATAATAAGGATCGGTAATGTTATTTGACATATAAAGAATCCATGACAAATAAGAATCATTATAATATCTATCGGCAATAATATCTGGTCTTTCATTATTTGATATATCATATAAATTATAATTTCCAGCATATGCAAAAGTAGAATTAAGAATTTTGGTACGTTCTGTAATATTTAAAGCATAAGTGTTGGCGTATGATATTAATGGAAATTTTTGAAAGTATTTTTCTGACATTTAAATTTACCTTAAATTTGGCAATGTTCGAATATATTAAATAAAGCAAAAAAATGAGTTATGAAAATTGTGGTAATACTGGATTAATACTTTTATAATCATTTCTTGTCCAAAGTTCAATTTCTTGTAAATTAATTGTTAAATCAATAGCAGCTGGTGCGTTTGATTTTCTATAAAATGCTGGAGTATTTTGAGGTGCGTAATTTGCTATTAATGAAGTAATTACACAAGGCTTAAATTTATATAGATATTCTGAGTTTGGATATAAATTAACATAAACAACACTTGGAAATGTGAACAAAGAATTTATAAATTCTATACCAGGATGCATATTATAATGTAATAAATCAATAATCTTTTTAATAATATCAGATTCTTTAGCTTCTGAAGGTATTAATTTCCAACTAAAAGAATGAGATCTAAAATTTGGTGATTTAAAAAGAACAGCCTGATAAGGATTAAAAGCATTACCATTATATAAACTTGAAGCTGCAGAAACAGTACCACCTAAAACACTTTGACTTAGTTCTGCAGCTATAGCAGTACCTATTTCACCAAACTGATCTACACCATTATTACTATTTGTTGCAACGTCTAATACTGCACCAACTACGGGTCCTAATGTAGGTTCATCATAATGAATAGATGAAGTATTTACTAAATTATTTGGTATTGGTAATCTAATTAAACCTTGTTGTGCGTTTGGTGTAACAGTAGCTGTCTGTGATGGTGATCCTTTTTTATATGTCATAAATTGCAACTGTAAATAATAATTTCTTTTATCATTAATTAAATCAGGAGGAAATGTTAAATCATTAATTGGATTGAGAGCCTCGGCTGGTCCAGTGCTATATTGTACTGCAAAAGCAGCTGCCGATCCGGCGGCAGCTATTCCGGCTTTAGCTATTTCGTCATTTAATAAATTTGTCAATGGGAGAGGATTAGGCATATTTTATTCCTAATAAATATGTTTAAAATTATTTATATAGGAATTTATGTGTGACTAAATATCAAGGTAAATTTAAACCAAAAAATCCAAATAAATATAAAGGTGATCATAGTAATATAGTTTATCGTTCTAGCTGGGAATTACGCCTTATGTTTCGTTTAGATAATAATCCAAATATAATTTGGTGGAAAAGCGAAGAAACAGTTATACCATATAAATCACCTAAAGATAATAAGATTCATCGTTACTTTCCTGATTTTATTGTGCATTTAAAAAATAAACAAGGTGATTTTGAAACTTTAATGATAGAAGTAAAACCTAAAATCCAAACTATAGAACCTAAAAAGCAAAATAAAGTTACAAAAGCATATCTTAATGAAGTGTTTACTTGGGGTATAAATCAAGCAAAATGGAAAGCTGCTGAAGAGTACTGCAAAGATCGTAATTGGAAGTTTTGTTTATTTACAGAAACCGAATTAGGAATAATTTAATGACAACAGCATACATTTTTCAACAGCTTTCAAATAAAGCTAAACTTGAAGGAATTGATGTTAATATTCGACAAAAAGATTCTAGAACATGGTACCGTAATGCAGCTGAACAAATTAGTTCTGTTAATGCACAAAAAATGATGAGGGAACCAACAACATTACAAAATGCAATACAATTTAAAGATATTGGTAAAATGTTTATGTTTTTTTATGATCCAAAATTAAAGAATGAATTACCATATTATGATACATTTCCACTCATATTTCCAATTGAATTTAGAAACAATGGATTTTTAGGAATTAACTTACATTATCTACCACATGTTCTTAGAGCTAAATTGATGAATGCTATCTATAGTACAATAAATAACACAAAATATGATGAATCAACAAAATTAAAAATATCTTACTCAATATTGAATTCATCTTCTAAATATCGCTATTTTAAGCCATGTATTAAACAATATTTGCTTGATCATGTTAAATCAAAATATATGTGCATAGAACCAAGACTCTGGGATGCTGCTTTAATGTTACCAACAGAGAGATTTAGAAAAGCTAGTACTCAAGATGTTTGGAAATTTTCAAGGGAAATGATTTAATGTCTGGTTTTAATATTCAAGATTTTAAAAGCAATATTGCTAATTATGATGTTCTTCAAAATAATAAATTTTGGGTAACTGTACCACTTCCAAGAGATGTTGTAGAAGATTATGGATCAAATCCAAGTAATATAATTAGTGAAGATTATGATTTACGTTTTAGAGCACATCAAATAAATTTACCAGGTTTATCATTTGAAACTAATGTTGTTAATAGATATGGTGTTGGTCCTTATCAAAAATTTCCAACAAATATTAATTTACCTAATGTAAATATTAATTTTTTAGAAACAAAAAATGGAAATATCTATAAAAGAATATCTGCATGGATGCAATATATTTTTAATAAAAGTATGGATAAAAATGCTGGATTAGCATCATATGATTTAGCATATAAATATGATTATTCACGTGATGCAATAATAAATGTATTTAATAATGAAGATGCACTTGCAGCAATAACAATATATTTGTATGACGCTTTTCCAATAGCAATAAATGATATTTTTTTGAATTGGGAATCAAAAAATTCTTTAATAAATATTTCAACTACATTTGCATTTTCTGATTTTGCTATTTACCGTAATAATTAATATAATGGAGTTATCATGTTACCAAAAATAAATTATCCAACATATGAATTTGTAATTCCTTCTACTAAAAAGAAAGAAATGTTTAGACCTTTTCTTGTTAAAGAAGAAAAGATTCTTCTTATGTCTAAAAGTTCTAATGATGTTACAGATATGTTTAGAGCAATTAAGCAAGTAATAAACAATTGTGCTATTTCTACTACTTTTAATATTGATAAACTGCCAATTTTTGATCTTGAATATCTTTTTCTTCAATTACGAGCAGTTTCAATAAACAATATTGCTAAAGTGGCTTATCGTGATAATGAAGATCAACAAGTTTATGACTTTGAAATTGACATATCACAAATTAAAGTAAATATTTCTGAAAATATTGAAAATTTAATTAAAGTTAATAAATCATTATCTATTAAAATGCGTTATCCACAAGCTTCTATTTTTAATGATAAGTCTTTTTTTAAGTTTAAAGATGAGTCTTATTTTGAACTGATTTTAAAATCTATTGATAAAATTTATCATAATGAAGATATCTATGAAGCAGATGATGCTTCTAAAGAAGAATTGGAAGAATTTTTAGATAATTTAGACGCAAAGTCATTTGAAAAGATTCAAGCTTTTATTGATAATACACCAACACTTTATCATGAATTAAATTATGTAAATCAAAATGGAAATGCTAGAAAAATTATAATGAATTCTATAAATGATTTTTTTACATTGGGCTGAGCCATAATAATTTAGAGAACTATTATACTACTATGTTCTCAATGGCTCAGCATCATAAGTATTCTATAGATGAAATTGAAAATTTAATTCCATTTGAACGTGACATTTATGTAGAAATGTTAATCAAATATCTTAAAGAACTTGAGGAAAAAAGAAAAAATGTCTGATGTAAAAGAAACCATAATTTATAATGATACAGCTAATGAGCATTGGGTTAAAGCGTATTGGCGCCCAGCCATGGGTTGGGTATATATGCTTATTGTTTTATGTGATTTTATATTATTTCCTTTAATTTCTCTTTTAATTCCAATATTTGGTAAAAATTTTGGTTTACAACTTACATATACGCCTTGGCAAAGTTTGACTCTTGCAAGTGGTGGTTTTATTCACTTTACTTTTGCTGCTGTTCTTGGTATTAATTCATGGACACGTGGACAAGAAAAATTAGCTAGACTAACAACAACATAATGGCAATTCTTAGTAATATATTTTATAATACAGGCAATATTGCTAAAGGTATTGCACGTGCTAGTGTTAAAGGACTAGCAAATCAATTTAATAAAGCATCACCAACATTAGCAAAAACTATTGATTTAGCATTTCAATCAAAAAAAGAAAATATAAAATCAGAAGAAACAGAAACAATATTAAAACAAGAACAACAATTAGTTGAAAACACTCAATTAGTAGAACGTTCAGTTGAAATAATCAATCAACAAAATTCTATATTAAAATCAATTCTTAATAATGTTGAAAAACTTGGTAAAGTATTAGAAAATAATAATACCGGTAATAATATTAATTTACCACAACCAAAGATAGAACCAAAAGTAGAACCTATACAAAAAATAGAACCTAAAGTAGAACCTAAAGTAGAATCTACACAAAAGATAGAACCAAAAGTAGAACCTGAAGTAAAACCTACATTAGAACCTAAAGTAGAACCTGAAGTAAAACCTACATTAGAACCTAAAGTAGAACCTACACAAAAGATAGAACCTAAAATAGAACCTAAAGTAGAACCTAAAGTAAAACCTGCATTAGAACCTAAAGTAGAACCTGAAGTAAAACCTACATTAGAACCTAAAGTAGAACCTAAAGTAGAATCTACACAAAAGATAGAACCTAAAATAGAACCTAAGATAGATGCAACACAAAAGATAGAACCTAAAATAGAACCTAAGATAGATGCAACACAAATAAGAACCCCTGCAACAATTAAAAGTCAAACACCAATATTTGATATATTATCAGGAAAAGCATCACAAACAATTAGTAAAATTGCTACTATTGGAGCTATAGGTCTTACAGTAGCAAATACTTATAATCAAACTGGAAGCGAGACTCAAGCAATTGCTGTAGGTGCTGGTACTTATGGCGGTATGGAAGTTGGTGCTTCTACTTTTGCTGCAGCTGGTTCAGTTCTTGGACCTTGGGGTGCATTAGCTGGTGGTGTTGTTGGTGGAATTATTGGAGGATATCTTGGTGAAGAAGGTACTAAAATTTTAATTGAAAGTATTAAAAATCATGATCAAGATTTAGATTCAATTGATTATTTAAGAAAAGAACTATTACAATTAAGTGATGATTATGAGCACGCTCCAGCTTTACGTAAAGAAAAAATTAAAAAAGATATAGAAGAAAAAGCTAAAAAATTAGTTGAATGGACTACCAAAAAACAAAACCAAAAATCACAAAACAAAGGTGAAATAGCAACTCAAATAACAAAAAAAGAACTAACAAATAAAATACTTTCTATTAATGATTATAATCAAAAAAGAGAAGAGCAAAAAGCAATTGAAAATGCACCAAAATCTTATCAAGAACGTTTAGAAAAATTACAATTTGAATTAGAAAAAAATAAAAGTATGCTTTCGGTTTTTGAACAAAATCTTAATAGTCGTCTTATACAACAAACACCAGAATCAAAAGAATATAGAAATAATAAAATAAAAGATCTTAAAGAAAAAATTGAATATTCAAAATTAAGTATTCAAAAAATTAAAGAAATATTAGAATATACAAATAAAAATTCAGTTACAAGTCTTCCTTTATTAACTGATGATTTATATTATGTACCTAATATTGATACACAAAAACTTTTACCACCAAAACAAACTAATGGTCAAACTATCAATATATTATCACAACAAGATGAATTATCAAATATACCAAAACAACAGAATAATATGCAAATAAATACTACACAAAAACAATTAAATAATAATCAAGTATTACTACCGACACCAACCAAACCAGCTTTATCTAATACAGATGTTTCATTTTCACAAAGAGTAATTAGTTTTTTTGGATTTTAATAAATGGTATTACAAGCACAAGATATAGATTTAAATAAATTAGGTGATACTCCAGCTGCAAAACAGTTAAAAGATTTATTAAATGAAATGAATCTAGAAAAAAATAAAAAAATACATAAAAACAATACTCCAGTAGGACAAATATATCCTAAAGATATTCCATTGCTTGGTGAATCTGCAAGAAAACAAATAGAAGAAGCATTGTCATCTGTACCAGAAAAAGAAAGTGAAGATAATGAAAATAATGAAGATGAAGTAATTATTGTAGAAAAAAATAGTAAAAAAATTAAAAAAAGAAAATATGTTAAAAAAAGAAATAAAAAAAATATTGAATCACAAAATATTGAATCACAAAATTTATTTTCTAAAATAATTACACCTACAATAAAAAATCTTTCAAGTCGTTTTGATGCATCTGCTCCTTTATTAGCAGGTATTATTGATGCAATTTTTAAAAAACAAAAAGATGAAAATCAATCAAAAGAAAACAATTTAAAAACAGCAGCTATTGATAATACATTAATTGAAACAAAAATTGAAAGTGAAGAACTTAAAACAGTTGTTTCAGAACAAAAAGAAAGTATTGAATTACTTATTAAAATAAATGAAAAGCTTGCTGAAATAGTAAAAAAACAAGAAATGCTTAATTTTAAGCGTACAAATATTAATATAAGTGGTAATTCAAAGAGTCTTAGTAGTGTTAATAATATTGGTGGTACTAGTGGTAATATTGGAGGTAATCTTGCTAAATCTACAGCTACCGGTGTAATAGCAGGTTTATCAGTTGTTGGAATAAATAAGTTTTTAAATCCAACTGAAAAATTAGAAACTGGAACAAAAGGTTCAGCTAATATTTCGGCAGATGCTAATAATTCAAAATCTTATGGTATTCTTGGACTAAATACAGGCCCGGATCATAAAGGTGGAGATCTTCAACAATTTGTTAAAGATCATCCAGAACTTGGATTAACAGAAAAAGCAGGTACAAATGAATTTGATATACAATGGCAACAACTTGCATCATCTAAACCAGAATTATTAAGAAAAGCAGAATCAGAGCATTATAGAGATAATTATCTTTCAAATGCTTCTTCTAATTTAGCAAAAGCCGGTGTTCCAGAAAAAATATCTCAAAATTTAAATGTTATTGGATATTTTGCTGATAGACAAGTTCAACAGGGAAAAAATTCAACAAATCTTTCTAGAACAGAAAATAGAATTAAAGAAGCTTTAACTAAATCGGGTAATGATCCAAATATATTTTTAGAAGAATTTAGTAAAATTGATATTACAGAATCTTCAATGAAAGAAGATTTTCCTAGTGCTATAGCATCAGGTGTTTATGGTATTAAAGGACATGAAACAAGAGTTCAAGGTAGACTTAATGCTGCTAGAAGCTTATCTTTTGATGATAAAGATTTTAAACCTGGACAATCAAAAACAATTAATAATTTAGTAGAAACATCTATATCTTCAAATCCATCAATATCATCTACAAAAGTTAATCAGCAAAAAATAGATAATCAACAATTTACAACTAATAAAATAGATACTACAGCTAATTTTATACCACCTCAAAATATAAGTCGTTCTGATGCATCTACTATGGGTATTACTGCAGTAGTTGCACCACAATCAAATATAGATAATAATCAACAATTTACAACTAATAAAATAGATACTACAGCTAATTTTATACCACCACCTCAAAATATAGGTCGCTCTGATGCATCTACTATGGGTATTACTACAGTAGCTATGCCACAGCAAAAAATAGATAATAATAAACAATTTACAACTAATAAAATAGATACTACAGCTAATTTTATACCACCTCAAAATATAGGTCGCTCTGATCCATCTATTATTGATAATACTTTAGTAGCTACACCACAGCAACCACAACCAAAAACAGGTCCCATATTACGAGAAACATCAATACAAAAAGAAATACAAGCAAGACAATTGCAATCTACAACAAATATACCAAAATCACAAAATGTACAACAAAATATATCAAAACCAAAATCACCGGTATTAAATACAATAGATCCAAATAATCCAGGTAATGTAGAACCATTGGATGGTCATCAAAGATTAGCGGACTTATTTGAAATTAAACCAGATACTACAACAAGACTTAAAGTATTATTAGCATAAAAAAAGGAGCCAATTTGGCTCCTTTTTAGTTTTAAAAATTAGATTATTTTTACTTTGCTAAACGCTTAAAAAATTCCATGTCATCATCATCTTCATCAGAACTTGTTGAAGAAATTTTTGGTGGTGATGTTTCCTTGAAAGACTTTGGCTGTTCAAAGTTAGGAATATCATCATCATCAATTGTAGAACGTTGTGTTGATTGAATTGGAAAAGGCTTTGAACCCTGTTCTGTAGCTACAAGACCAAGAACATTATTGAGCTTTGTCTTAAGCTCATCATAAGACTTAAATGTACTTGGATCAAGAAACGTTTGAAGAGAATGTTCCTGATTCCAGACGTTTTCAATCTCAGTATCATCATCAAACAAAGCAGAAGGAATGGCAAATTCAGACTTATCGTAATTACGATACCCTTCTACATTACGAATCTTAAGCTTAAAATTAGCACCTTGCCAAAAATCAAATGGATTGAGAGCATCTTCATCACCAAACTGGGGATGCATAGCCTCATTAATCTTATCAAAGATCTTTTTACCAAACTTAAATAGGAAAACTTTACCATTGTTTTCAGGATTAAGCTGATCTTGAATAACATATACGTTAGAAATATATCCAAGCTTACGCTTTTGATCTCGAGCTTGCTTACGAGCTGGAGAATTATCATCTTGTGTAGAATTCCAAAGCAAACTATTAAGTTCACTTACTGGATCATTTTTTCCAATAGTGGTCAAACACTTTTCAATATACCACTTACCAGTTGGACCTTTAAAACCATGTTCCCAAATACGAACAAAAGGAACTGATTCAGATCCGGGTGCCGGAAGAAAACGAATTACGGCGTAACCATTGCCAGCCTTATCTACATTAGGATACCAAAAACGATTGTCGGTATTATTGTCTTGATTACCAGAAACCTTCTGGAGTTCACTGGTGAGCTTTTCTAGGGATGTCTTACCAGAATTCTTCTTGAGTTGCGAAAAGTCCATTTTTATATCTCCGTATATTAGTATATTTGTGTAATTTTTTGTATGGATATATATCCACGTTATATTTATAATACCACTAAGAGAAAGTGTCAAGGCAAATCTTACGCACTTTCTCTTTATCATAATTTAAAAAAGGAAGATATTTACTAATTTTTAGTGAGATATCTTTCCATAGTGGATCATTAATCATATTTTTATTCCAATAATGTATACAATCCACTATATCACTTAAAGCTATAAGAGTTTCAAGTGATATTCTTGATCCAAGGTAAAGTTTTACAATTGTTGGATGTTGGTTATTTTTTACTTTGAAATTACTATTAAAATCTTCATGTAAAAGTAATACTTCTTGTTGAATAATATAACTTAAAGATTGTTTTCTTTTAAGCCATTCTTCATAAATGTTTTTAGCGTTATCACCGTAAGCAAGATCACGAATCCAACCATTTGGATTTACAAGCAAATTAGCAATTAAAAATGACTTTGGATCATTATGTTTTGCTAATTTTTCAAAGAAAAATTTATCTTTACGTTTTTCAAAAGCTTCACGTGTAGTCTTAACTTTACCATTATATTTTATAAAATCATAGCTTTTTGAATTAAAATGCATCTTTAAAGCTACGTAAAGATTATAACATTCAAATGCTGTCATACAGGCAGCTTTGTTGTCTTTTTAATAAAATTGAGATTTTCTGCCTCTTCTTGAAGCTTAGATATCATAACTCTGTTTTTCTTTATAAACTCAGCGGCGTGTTCAATTTCAAATTCATTTATTTCACACCAATGAACTACAGCATCAATATAATCCATTCCTTTTTCATTACAAAAGGAATGGATATCAGCAAAAAAAGTTGAGCTTTTAGTTGTAATCAAGATGCTTCAACATCATTAGAATTTTCAGTATCTTCTAAAAGATAAGCTTCAAGTTCAGAAATTGTACGATCTTTCTTATTAAGCAAAGTTTGGAGCTCAAAGATCTTATCTTTAAGATGACTATAGCTTTCTAAATTTTTATTATTTACATACAAATCTAGATTATTTTGAATTGCTTCATCAAGCACTTCAACAAAATCAATATCATCGCCAAATCTATAACCCATATTAATAAGCATATGCTGTGTAGCACGAACTACTGAATACCATGTCTGGCCATCTTTAACAGAAAAAGTATATGAATAATCATTATCACTATGCTTATGATCATCACTATTTTCATTAAGAGTGGTATAACTCAAAGTTACTAGCTTATTACCTGTTGACTCGCCTTCATAATAATCTTTTTCCATAGTATATTTCCTTTTGATTATATTAAAACATGTTTAAGTAAATTGGTCCGCGCCGCTGGTATCGAACCAGCCCAAAGGCCCTGATCTGGGGCAAAGAGCTTATAAGGCTCCTCTGAACACCTGTTCTGACGCGGTTATTTGAAGGAAGAAAAGGGATTCGAACCCTTGGATCCAATTAAAGATCGCACAATTAGCAATCGTGTGCCTTAAACCACTCAGCCATTCTTCCAATATTGGCGCTCCTGGAGAGAATCGAACTCCCAACCTGCCGGGTAGAAACCGGATGCTCTATCCAATTGAGCTACAGAAGCTCATAATATCTTATACCATATATTTAGGTAGTTGTCAATCTCTTTTTACGCACAATTTCATTATATTCTGTAGTTGAAAAATAATAATCAAAAATTGTTTCGAAAGCATTATCTAAATTAAGACAATATTCAAGATCTTTTGCAGCATATAGGTGATTATAATCATCTTTAAGAATATTAGAAAGGCGATCTATTTCACGAAGATTAAATATATAGTCATTAATTAAAACATCTTTAGTAGCATTGCTAATAATTTCATCTGTAATCTTGATAAAATATTCTTTTGTCACATTATATTCCTAAATCTTAAAAACACTACAACGAACAGACTTATTACCAATAGGATTCATAATGCATACATATTCAGACTTGCCATTCCAATCACGAATGGAAAAAATCTTAGCATTTTCCATAGTACCCCAAGGTGCTTTAATATATATATCCCGGCCATAAGGGGCATCTAAAGAATTCTTACTCATGCATAAGTGTCCGGTCTAGAAACAGTTGGAAAGTGTACAAGATTTCGAGAAATTTTAATATCACTAACAAGATCTTCTTCTGGATTGACAGCAAGAATCATTTTATTACCAAGAACAAACCCCATTGCATGGAGAAGCAGTTCTACTTTTTCCAAAACAATATTATAACTATCTTCTTCATTTACAGTAAAGACATATTGAAAATTTTCTGTACCATGCTCATTATCATTATTTTCATACGAAAACATAACTGTCTTATTTTGCATATATATTCCTTTCTTTATTATAAATTGATTATATCAAACTTTCTAAACTATGTCAACAGGTTTTTTACACGTCAACTGATTTCTTTTAGTTGTGTCAAAATTTCCTGTGTGAATGCATCATACTTGGCTATACGCGCAACGTCTTTATCTGTTACTTTTTTTAGACGTCTAATGTCTGAATTATGACGGAGGTCTTGCAGCTTTACTAACATAGCATCTTTATTACTAAAGACCTGTCGTTTATAATCATCCAGACTCTGATTGGGTTGCTTAGTTAAGCACTTAATTGCATTAACTACGCGTACACTCATTCCTTCTTGTAAGAGCTCTTCATAATTGCAATCAGTATCCTCTACCAAATCATGTCCTAGAGCAATGCACTGTAATTCTTCATCATCAGTCTCGAGATAATGCATGACTTTCAATGGATGAAAGATATAAGGCATTGCTCCTCTATCAAGCTGACCACGATGTGCATTGATACAGATTGACAACATTCGCTCAAGCATCTCACCGCGTTTCATTTATATGCTCTGTAACAAAATATTTACAAAGCTCCGGATTGCTTTGAATTGCCATGGCAATTTTTGATTGCAAGAAACCTAGACAAAAAGCATTGTGATATTCACGCGATATTGACTCAGGATATTGTACTCTGCAATTTTGTATAGCTATATTAAGCTGCTCGCCGAGAAATTCCATTGCTTCTGTGTAGTTCATACTGCTAGACATTTTTGTTGCTCCCACATGATCCCTACATTGAAGATATCTTACCAGGCTTTCAGAAATAAGTCAACATTGTTTTCAGCTTACTGCTTGTTTCTTCATCAGAGAATGGCCAACTAATATTTCTCTCATTCATCCATTTTTCAACTTCTTCTGTGATATCTTTATCATCAATAAACCATTCTTGTGTTTCATCTGCCCATATAATAGCAGGACCATCAGTTCTATGACGTTGGCCATTTACATACCACCATTGTGTTCCATCTGCCCATATAACAGCAGGACCATCTGTCCTATGGCGTTGGCCATTTGCATACCACTCTTGTGTTCCACTTGCCCATATAATAGCAGGTCCATCAGTTCTATGCAGTTGGCCATTGAGATACCAACGTTGATTGCCCTGTTGATCAATTTT